ATTTGATTCGTACATTAGGATATTTTTGTTCACAAACTATATCATAACGGATTGGTGTACCTAAAGGAGTAGATGCGTTATATGCCTGAACACTAAACCATTCTAAACCAATTGTTGATAATGGAAATCCTGTCTCTGCCGGTCCAATTGGATATTGTACTATTTGACCAGTTGTTGCTGTTGTTGATGTTACTGTATAATCAGCTGAACCTAAATTAGAATTGTACACTACCTTTGTTGGTTGTGTTCCACCGGTTGTTCCTACATATACACCACCAAATCCTTCGTTTGTAGTGAATGCTGATTGTGTAGCAGGACCTGATGTCATTAGGGGCCAATGAATAGATGAAGATGTTATGTTTTGTGAAATAGGTTCTTGGAATACACCATATCCATCCAATGCTTTATATGTTTGTGATGTTATGTGCGAACCTGTCACATATGTACTTCCTGAAAGATATTGCCAATAGAAATCAACTGCATAATATTTTACATTTGATGTATTGACTTGTGCTAAATCTGTAAGTGTAGAGTTTATAATTCTATTCAAGTCAAAAATACCTACATTCGCATTATTAGGAAATTTAAGAATTGTATAATCAGCGATTGATGAAGAATTAGTTAAACTACCAGTCCAATAGTATAATTCACCTACATATTGAAATGAAGATGATGTATATACGGGTGTACTTTCTGACACCGTAAATATGATTGGTGATTGTGCTAAACTAACTAACGCAGGTGTTTGAGTAATGGATAAAGCCATTGTGTAATTCTTTTATATAAAAACCAATAAAATGGGAAAAGTATTTGATACCCTACTTTAATTCCTTATCTATTTGCTTTGATATACTTTCGAAAAGTTTATCTGTAAGAGAATCAATGTATGCATCTAATTCCTTTTGAAACTCTGTTGATTCGTATGCTTTACTTCCGTAGTTTATCCCATCAGGTATATTTTTGGTTTTACCTTTCTTAACTGTTTTACTTACAGTCGGGTCATTCCAAAATTGACCATATTCAGCGCCTGGTGGTGCAACATCAATACCAAATTCGAAAGTATTAGTACCACTCTTAAGGTCATTGATTATTTTCTTTTCAGCCTGTGCAGAATTACTACCTAATATCTTTCTACCTGTATTGGCTTCTTTCAATCTCTTTTTAAGATTGCCACCTTTAGGTCCTGCTCTCTTTGGTGCTTTTTTAGATACTAAATTACCTAATGTACTTGCTACTTCTAAAAGGGTTTTCATAATATTAATAAACTGCTGATGCTGATACTGCTAAATAGTTTGTATTCATTTCATCATTGGTTAATAAACGATTATATACTGCAATTATACCAACTGTACCTGTGTATCTACCTGATGATGAACTTCCAAAAATCAATTGTTGCGTATACGGAAATAATATACTTCCTGTAGTTAATCCACCACCATCTGCCCATCCCACTCCTGTGCCATCAATCCAACTACTACTAACTGCATTTCCATATCCTAAATATAAAAGAGAACTTGTACTTTCATTTGATTGAAATCCTATAAAATTTATACTTCCCGTCAGTGCTCCTCTAAATCCTTGATTTGTAGTATCTGTACCTGATTGACCAGAAGTAGTTATAGCATCAGCTGTTGCAGATATTCTAAATATGTGTGTTGAATTAAATCCATTATTGGTTCCAATTCTTTTACTAAAAAGTGTTTCAGTTACTTGCGCACTTCTTGTTGTGTAATTATTATTTACATCTCCCCATATCATCACAGTTAATGCAGTACTGCCTGAAAATGTAGGCATTGTTAAATGGTTGTTTGTTCCATTAAATTTCCAACCTTTATTTGCCGTTAATGTTAAAGCTGAACCTTCAACTGTTGCATTATTACCATTCGTAGTTAAATCTAACCAAGTACTTAATGATGAATTATAAGAATTAACATCATAATATGCAACCAATCCATCAGTAATAAATTTTATCCTGTCAGCTTGAGTTCCAGCGATAAATGATACAGGAGTAAATCTCATTATACTAAATTTTTAATATTAGCTGTCCAAATACTAGCAGTATTAAATGTTACGAAGGTAAGTATATCATTTGCAGAGCCTGATTGAGTTGTTGTATATCCAAATCCAAAAGTTTGTTTAAATTTAGAATCAAATGCAACATTACCAAATCCTACACTTGGTTGAGATACTAATAAATTTATTGTTTGGCCTGCTCTAACATTACTTGCTTCAATTCTAGTAGTTGAACCACTAACTAAAGTTAATGTATAAAAATTACCTAAACTAAAATCCATACTTGCTGTAGAAGATACAATATTTAGAGATATTACATTTCCATAAACAGAGCCTGTTATTGTTTGTGAGCCTGAAAATGTATTAGTACCTGTTCTAGCAAAACTTGATGTTTCACTTTCTGTAATCCAACTACCGCTAACACTTTCAATAGCATTTAGTCTACTATTTGCTGATGAAGTAAATGTATTGAGATTTGAAATACTAATATTAACACTTGCAGATGTAGATTCCAAATTCGTTAATCTACCATTTGCAGATTGTGTAAATGCATTCAATGAGCCAGTTACAATTGCTAACGTACTATCTTTAGTTAATTGAGATGAACTAAAAGAATTTAGATTAGAAATAGAAATATCTACACTTGCACTCTTACTTTCTAAATTATTAAGTCTACTATCAGATGATGCTGTAAAGTTTTCTAAATTTGCTAATCTACCATTTATAATTGTGATGGTAGGTGATGAAATAGTACCTGTAAATTGCGCAGAACCTGACACACTTTGTGAGCCTGATATTATCACAGAACCTATGAGTGTTTGCACATCAGTTAATTCATCTCCTAATATATTGGAGCCTGATGAGTATATAATAGAACTGCTTTCAATAAGGGTATGTATTTCCGTTGCAGAAAGAGTACCATTTACTTGCACATCTCCATTAACAGTTTGATTTCCATTAAATATATTAGAGCCTGTTGTTGCATATGAACCAGTCAATCCATTTAATGAATTTATTGATTGAGATAAATCTGTTATAATTGATGCAGATAATATTCCATTTACTTTTAAATCACCTGCTGTATTTACAGATATTCCAATCCCATTTCCAAGTCCATCTTCTAATTCAATTAAATTTGCAGACGCAGTATTATTTGTTCCTAAATGAATTAGAGATTGATACGATTGTGATATATAAAGGTTACTTAAACTACCCATTTTTATTTTATTTTATACTGTTGCCCATGTTCTAAATTCTGCTCCTGTTCCACTCCACTTTGCCGGAGTTGTTGACCATATTTTTGGATTTATCCACAATTCGCACTCAACACAATCTTCGTATCCATCAGAGTACGGCCAGTTAATCATTGGTAGATTATTGAAATCCCACGTTGCTCTGTTTAGTCCTTGTCCTACACTAAAACATTTTAGATTTCCATAATCAGCCGGTTGTAATGCATTTATATATGTTGCAAATACACCGCCAATTGTTTGGTTACTTCCTATACTAATTGTTGCGGTATATTGTTGACCCGTTATACAATCAGATATTCGGTATCCGTTAATAGCTTCTTCAATCAAAAAAAAAATACAACGATTTTTATCATTGTGAGTAGTGAGAGTGAATTTGGCCACCCAACCGGCCAACCCATTATTAAATCGGTCGGCGAAAGGTTCACAGATTATATCTCCGTTCACTTCAAACCCATCTACACTCTTTTGTGTATATGCAGTCAAGTCATTTAGAATACTTAATGTATTTGCATGAATGTCAACTGTATCATCTACACCAAAGAATTGGATAGTTTGAGCGTTAGTACTCCCTGTTGATTCGTTATTTTTATTTTTAATTTTATCTGCTACTGTCAATTCTATTTCCCAATCTGTAACGGTATCACCGAAGTTTGTCGAAATGATTTGTACATTACCAATTGGATATGAAGGAAATTCTCTAGTATCAAAATCACTAATATCACCCTGTGTCACCACTTCGATAGAAGGGTGATTACTCATAATTGTTTTAAAGTAATTAAGAGTATTGTAATAAAGTGTATAATTGATACCTGAATTATGCTGTATTGCTGCCATAGTTTATAATTGAATACCTCCGAAATATTGGTTAGTTTGGTCAGGATATATCTGTGTTTGATTACCTACACTCTCAAGGTATTGTGGAATGTTTTGTGAATATGCAATTAAATAGTTTTGTAATCTTAATGCATAATAGTCAGCATTTGTTTGTGCTATTTGTTTGAGGTAATCTATTTCCGTTTTTGTTGGAGCGACGCCTTGCTCACTCTGTTGCTTTACAGCACCATTTGATTTGAATTGTACTGAACTAAACGGAATATATTCTACACACGAATACCATATCAGTGCATTCTTAATATAATCATCTAAAAGGTCCTGATAATAAACTGTCAATGAACTAACGGTATTTGCTATAATTTGGTCTTGCAAATAATCGAATAGTACAGTTCCAATTAAATTCTTTATGTACTTATCTTGCGATACTCTCACAAATGGTAGGAGAGCATCTGCATCTATCGCACCCTGTAATGGAGAATTTTTAATTATATCGTTTCTGTTAATGAATAATGCGTAGCTCATAGTTTATTTGTATATTTCGTATTCTTTATTATTAAATGATAACATAGAAAATGATTCTATCTTTTCTGTATCTGGCATTACCTCTTCTGTTGTTTGGTCTTGTGAATCTTCAGAAGTTGCCGGATTTTCTAGGGCTTTATTAGTTTCATCTTCTACTTGCTCTACTGTTTTACCAGTCTCATCTGCTGCTTCTGATAGAATTACCAATGGAGTTAATTGTTCAAAGTATAATTCTGCATTATCCATGCCACCTAATGTTAAAGCATAATCTAATGAATTAAGTATTAGATTTTGGAATGGAGATATCGTCATTGTTTGTAAGATACTAAATGCTGTTTTCATTTCTTCTGATTGAGAAGAGAAACCATTGTTTTGTGTTCTGATACCAAAAAGAAGAGGTGATGTAATTCTATGTGCTACAAGTATTCTATCTTGCACATATTCTGCAACATACTGATACTTGTCATGCAAATTACTGATATCAATTATATCCAATGTAGGTTTTGTTTGTGGGTCATCGTTAAATGAAACCATAAAACGTCCTGCATTATCTGTACCTGTAAATTTAGCCTGAATAAGGTCTTCTATTGTTTGTCTTTCTTCAGGAGCAGGTACACCATTATTAAAGTTAATCATTACAGCAGGTAAGAAACCATTTGTAATGTTATTGTAATGTAAGTTTGATACTTCACCTTCACTCATACTAAATTGTAATGCTGAAACCCAATCAGGCAAGGAATAATAGTATAAACCTGGCGTATAATGTTTGATGTAAAGTATTTCCATCTTTTCATTAGATGTGCCGAAAGCAGGTATCTTCTTTTTATCTTTTACCTTTCTATTATCTGACCAATCTGAACAATAATAATAATTTTCTATCTTTGGCGATTTACCTAACTTCTCTGCTCTTAACGTTTGTACAGGGACATGATACATACGAATTATTTGCGTATGTGCATCATTCCAATAAACAGTATAAGCAGCATTACCATATAATTTTAAGTCAAATGCTACTCTTTTAGTTTCCTCTTGTGGAATTATCTTTTGTATGGTTTCGTTTTTAGCCTCGTCTTTAGAATACAATCCTTTACCGAAAATAAGGTCAGCCAATCCTTCTACACATGCTGCATTAGTTGTTGATACATTATATGCAGTTGTTACTGCTGCAAAAAAATCATCATGTCCATAAACACCAAATGGAATCCAA